CGTTCCCCGTGAGGGGCCCCACAAAGGAGGCGGCAGTGATGGTTGTCGTGGAATCAATCTTCGCCCCAGTGACTGCATCATTCGCAAGCCCTACGGTGTCAATCTGCGGGCCTTCCCCTGTAGTTCCATCGTGGGAATGCCCTGTCGAGCCATCAAAGGCGGCAACCAGCGCATCAAACTCACCATCGAGGTCACTCGCGTTAATGACATTCCCGTCTGCAATGTTGTTGCCGGTGTCGTTCCGTGTGTAGCCTGTACCCATCTTCTTTTATCCTTTGTTATCTCCGGCCGTACTGGCCATATTCTAAAATCATCGCATCGAGTGCGAACGAAGGGTCCTGCGAAATTGATTCGAAGTTAAAAGATACAACAAAACCAGACCCGACGAGTTGTTGATCTACAATGTACTTGAGGTTCTCTGCGTAGGTTCCCCCTCCATAGAGGGCCGCTCCGTAGTAAGCACCCGTGGCAGTAACATTTGAGATATCCACGGCATTAGGTTGTACTACGTTGAGTTGGTCGAAGTCAAACCGCGTTGTCAGCGTCGTACTAAAACTACCCTCGGGATCGAAGAAAAGCTTCATCTTGTAGAGATTCTTACGTGTCGTGGGGTCCGTGATGGAGAGGTATGGTGTCGTAAAGGTAGAAGGTATGTCGGACCCATCAAAGCTGTTTCCCGACTCCATCCGGTAGACGTACCCATCGTCGTTCGCGAAGAGTATGAGTTCCTCGTCTTGTACGTATTCACTGTACGCTACGTAGGCATTGATACCACGTGTCTCAGCCCACGCCATCTGTGCGCCGCCCTGTGGAGCAAACTGTACCCCCATTATACCCAACGCCGCGGAATCTGTAAAGTTTTGGTTGTAACCCAGTATTCTGTATTGGGATTTACCACGGATCACAACGCTTGCAAAGCTTGTCGATTTCTCGATGAAGTTCAAGACTTCCGACTGGATCACCTTAGATACCACGCCCAATCCGAAATCGTTGTTACGCTCCGTACCGCTCAAGAGGCGGAAACCGTCCGCCGCCAAGAACATCAAGTCACCGCCGACTTCCTGTACAGTGTCCGCTTGGATTGCACCGATGTCTTTCGTGATGGGCTGGACCTGAAAGTCCGCGATGGTGCTACCAGCGAGGAGGAAGATGGTTCGCTTCGTGAAGATGATGAGTTGCTCACGGAAGGCGAGGATGTCGGTAATCTCGTTGTCAAACTCAATGACGCCTGCACCGGAAGCCGCACTGAAGTCTGTGTCACTGAAGGGTGCGGAAAAACTGAGGGTCGTGCCCTTGGCAAAAAAGAGGTGGCTCTTAAATTCCACCACGTGCTCTGCCCCATCGATATCCGCAGGAATGTCTTGGATGGGGAGGTAGTCGGTTCCATCAAAGGTAGCGGGGGTGTTGCTTCCGTTGACGAGTACTAGTTTTTCAGTACCGGAAAAATTGTAGTGGGCAAAACGGGTTTTCGTGCCACCCAACCACTCCGATGAGAGAAACGTGATATCGGCGTTGTCCGCGGGAGAACTCGCGAGGGCGGGGGAGATCGTTAGAGTTCCACCACCAGAGGTGATAGTCCCCACAGATGAAACTGTATACACCTTCTCTATGCCGGCTACCGTGAAGGTATCCCCAGTTTGGGGGGTGCCGGTGAGGCCGTCAACAATCAGGGAAGTTCCCGTCTGGGCTCCCCCATTGACCTTTACGGAGCCATACGCCGGCGCATTGATACGTGTCCATCCCGATCCCGTGGAGGTGAAGATACTCTGGTTACGGACCGCAACAGCACGGGAGCTGTAGTAGTTGATCCCGCGGACTAGGTCGTCGGTGTTACCGAAAGTAAGCAGGGCTTGGTCAGCGGGAGAACTATCGAGGGAAGTCGTGAGGGTGAGGGTGGCTGTCTTCGTGGAGGAGTTGTAAGATACGCCCCCCGTTGCGATGGTGTAGGTGCCGGATACGCCCGCAATCGTGAAGGTGTCACCATCCTGCGGTTCCGTGTAGATGTTTGCGATGTCGAGGGAAGTCCCTGTTTGAGAGCTACCTTGCACGAGAGGTTCGCCGTACGGTTGGACATAGGTATCCGAGTACTTATCGTATCCCTCAATACGTCGGTAACCACCCTCAATGGATGGCTCGAAGTTACGTAAAATAGTCGCACTGCCGGGGGATTGTGTCCCTTGCTGGAGTGGCGAGAGGTTCGTGACGAGGCCGCCCCGAAACTCTACGGGAAATGACTGCCAGCGATCCGGCATTCTTAAAAACTCCGGAAGTAGATGTTTTCGTTGACGAGGAGAGTACGCATGTTCTTGATGCCGTTCTCAAACTTACTCTGCGACAGGTTTGCCATCTCGATGTTATCACGGAACATGTAGGCGTAGTACATCGCCCCATCTATGATCACGTGGCGGAACCGGTCGGGCACCGTCGGGATGTCCGTCGCACTCACCAAGTCCACAGGCTCCATGTAGTACTCGTACTCGAGCTCGTAGGCTTGGTCCGGCATCGGCACCACGATGAACTTCTCGTCGGGTGTACGGACAACATTACGGGGCTCTGCACCCTTTGTCACATCCGTTTCGTACTCTTGGTCGATGTTGTTGTCGAGGTACTCTGAGTAGGTAAGCTGGCGTAGGCGACGGCCACGTGTGACATTCAAGTCATCGTCCCGCTTGAGGCGGAATGAGCCGAAGTCCACGTACTTTGCGTTGTAGGCGAGGGAGTAGCGTGATACTCCAGCTTCGAGCTCTACTTCCTCAGTGTTGTGGTTGTAGGGCCAGAAGAAGTGTGCTTGGTTGATGTGGCGAATGGAAGAGTTGATGGCTTCCTTGATGGTGGGGTAGAAACCCGTTGCGCTGTCAAAGTTCAAGCTCGTGAGCTGAGTCTCGTTGAGACGGAGAGCAACATCATTTACGAGACCTAGGTAATCGTATGCCACTACGCTCTCTCCTGTACGCGAATACGTACCTTACGTTCTGTTGTGATTCCAGCCGCGGTGGTTATCTCGCAGTAGATAGTGTAGACCGTGTTGTTGTCCCCGAGGGCAAGCTGGATGGTCGCTACGGTGTTGGTGTTGGAACTGCTGATATGCTGGAGGTCGTTAATGACTGTCGTGCCTGCCCACGTTTGCTTCACGCCGTCGGCATCCTCAATGTACCACACTACGGAGTCAATCGTATCATCCCCTAAGTATCGGGACCAATCAATCGAGTAATCGAGTTGCTCATCCGGATCTTTATCCGGCCATTTCAATGCCATTTCTATGCGGCCTCTACGTAAACTTTACGGGGTTTATCTTGGTGGATGTAAACGATACGGGGTTGTTCTTGGTTTACGTACACTTGACGTCGAGTGTTCCGGTCTTCTGCTTGGAATATGTTAGTCTCTGTACTGATTGTGACCGTTCCGACTTCGTTTGTGGCAGAGACCCCACTAAATGTCGGGACAGCGTTATTGCGTATAATGAAGCCGGTACCGATAGCCCCAGTCGCCGATACACCCGTCGGGGTAACATTGGCGTCGCCAACTGCCTCAACCTCATCCCCAATAACAATCGGGCTGTCGGTAATTATCTCTGCTTCAACGCCCGTAGGTACTACGTTTGCGTTTGACACGTTCGAGATGTCGCCGACTTCCGCTGTCGCTGAAACACTGATTCCGTCTAGGTAAACTTCCTGCGGGCTTGTGACACCGTATTGCGACTGCCCGTACACGCCAATACCGTAGATTGCAACGATATTCTCACCGTACGCGGCAAAACCATCTGAACGGTCTATTTGGCCATTGAGTGATGCACTTGCTTCTACTCCGGTCACAGAGTAGATCGATGAGGTCTGTGTAGTTCCTACTGCCCCTGTTGCGGCAACCCCAGTCGGCTGTCCAACAGTGGAACCGGTTGCAGTGACATCTCCAGTACTGCCCGTAGCAGAAACCCCAGTTGTGCTCGTGGAGGAGTTCGCTTCAATCGTTGGAGAACCCAGCGAGCTTACCGTAGAGACCCCAGTTGGAATAACGGTAGAATCCGCAGTTACAGTAGCAGTGCCTACCGCAGAAGTTGTAGCGACACCATCTACAATTATCGAGGTACTCGCGACACCATACAGGTCGGCACCGTATAAACCAGTACCGTAAAAGGAACCTGTTTTAGTTTCTGTCGCCACCTCGCGACTCCCTACGCAATCCGAATGATTGCAGTAGAAGAAGTAGCGGAAGGGAATTGAACAACAAAGTCACCGTTGGTGGAAGTCTTGTCACCACCAAACGCGAGGACAGCAACAGCATCTGTAGTGCCTGACCCGCCCCCAGTTTCTGTGTTGTAGATTAGCGCACCGTTAGCAGTGATCGTAGCGGAAGTCCACGTGACGTCTCCGAAGTCTACGAAAGCTGTGGTTCCACTCAATGTGACAGACTGGTTTGCTTTCGCAAGGTCCTCTCCACCTGCAGTGTACCCTGCACCAACGACTTCGTTGCTCGTGGAGTAATCCGTAGTGGTCGCATCAAGGCTCGCAGAAGAGGTGAAGAGTGCGATTTTAAACTGGTGGCCTGTTGTTGCAGTAAAGTCGTGCTGGGCTTTCAGGAGGTCTTCTTTGAAAGACGAGCACATTGCAGTTGTAATTGCCATTTTTATTTTCCTTTATCAATTACGTATTTAAGATGAGAGTTGATACCTTGTCTCAGGTACTTCGCAATCACCTTCTCAATCTCACTTTTGTAAGCGTGTGCTTGGTCCCGTATAGGCTGGGGAGTCTGGTCGCTTACCTTAACGATTTCGTTTGTGGCCATTTCTGCGAGTTGTTCGGGAGACAGCGGGCCGTTACTAGAAGTATAAACCTTGAAGTCGATCACGTCAAACCCAGTCGCCTGTACGCATAGCCTGTGATAGTCGCTCCGCCCGGCGGCCCACCTGCTTCGCCCAACGGGAGTCCAGCATCTGTGCCGATGCCTCTTCCCAATCCTCATCTTCAATGGCGTCCCACATCTTCTGGAACTTCATAAGTGTCGGAGTACCGAGGTTGAAACCCATATCAACCAATACACGTTGTCGAACTGCGTCGAGCATAGATACAAGAGGTTGTGCCTCAAGTAGTTCACGCTCAACGATTTCGATATCGTTCTTGAGTAAGTAATGGGCTTCATCGACGGAGATACCGCGGTCCTCTATGTTGCGTCCTACGCCGATAGTCAGCTTACCGGCAGTGCACTCGTAGGGCTCCAACTTCAAGCCCTCGTGGTCAATCAATTGTTCAATTAAGCTTTCTATATCGTATTCCATCAAATCACCAGTTCTTACAAGACCAATATCTAGCCGTGAATTTATCCTTCGCCGTATCACAGTTGTGTCGGGCACGGAATGATTTTCTTCGTTCGGGATTGTCCCTCTTAATTTCCATATTGGGGTCGCCAAATCGGATGAGCTTGACTTGGTCCCCTTTCTTCGCGAGTACGGCAAATTTCTTACTCCCACCCGAAGTTCTCTTCGGCTTATTGTACCCGGGAAATGTCTCACCCCGGTACTTCAGCTTACCGGAGGGGAGACGCTCAACATCCTTAGTTGTTGCCACGTGCTTTACTCCATCTCTGTGTGTAGCCACCCATCGCGGCGGCTTGTCGTCTCTTACCACTCGCAGTTATGGCGTACTCAACGCGACTCGAATCTTGTTTCTTACGGGCCGCTGACTTCTTCTCAGACTCCGTCATCTTCGCCGCAACCTTCTTGGGGCGACACGCTGGGTAAGCCCTATCTTCACCCTCTTGGCGTCCACAAGGTTTGCCGGTCTTGATGTCGACCCATTCTTCTTTGTGCCACTTGGTGAGGCCGCCCTGC